TAACGTATGGGGGCTAGACACCTCAGCGCATTGGTCGGTGCTCTCGGTGGAAAATATCAGTCAACCGACTGCCAATATTTGGATTTATCAGAATCCTATCACAGCAAATGCCGATAGTGACTATGGATACACTACCCATATTACGGAGTTCCCTGACGCTTAACTAGGAGTTTATCATGGCAAACCTTTCCCAGATCCTTGACGTACAACTACCCGAATTCCCGCCAGTCGCGGCCAACACCATCATTGTATCTCCTGATGTCTCGGCGAGTAAAAATAACACCGTGTCAGATGACGCCTCTGAGGCCCGCAATAATGTGCGCCTCATGATTGCCCAAGGTACACAGGCAATCACCGAATTACTCACACTGGCAAGGGAACTGAAAACTCCACGAGCCTATGAAGTTGCCGCAGGGATGCTCAAGACTATGGCAGAACTCAACCATGATTTGCTCCATGTACACGAACAGGAACTTAGCATGGTGGACCCCGAACCTGTCACCCCTCACTTGACCGGCAATGTCACGATTGAACAAGCGGTGTTTGTTGGGTCGACCAATGATCTCCAGGAAATGATTCGCATGAAGCGCGAAGAAAAGAAACGTGCAACGGAGTTAAAGACGCTGAATGCCAGCCCTAAAGCCTAAACCAAAAAAAGAAAATTTCAAGATCGTCAAGGTCGCTGAACGATTCTACCTCAAGAACCCCCGGCTCAAGCGGGTGGGGGTACAGGAACAGTTCACTCAAGAGCAAATCTCTGAGTGGGTTAAGTGCAGCCAAGATCCGGTCTACTTCATCAAAACGTACTGTAAAATTGTGCATGTAGACCGAGGAATCATCACATTTGAAATGTATGATTTTCAGGAAGAGATTATCGAAAATTACTTCCTTGAACGTAAAGTTATTGTGAAGCTCCCTCGGCAGATGGGAAAGACTACCACCACCGCAGCATTCTTCTTGTGGTATGTATTGTTTCAGACACACAAAGTCTGTGCAATTCTAGCGAACAAGGCCCCTATTGCGCAAGAAATCCTAAACCGTATTCAGATCATGTACGAAAACATCCCTTCCTTCATCCAGCAGGGGATAGTTGAATGGAATAAACGATCTATCACCTTAGAGAATGGATCTCGTATCCTCGCCGCGGCCACTAGTTCAAGCGCAATCCGCGGTTACTCACTGTCATTGGTATTCATGGATGAATTTGCGCACGTCCCAAACAACATCGCAGAAGAATTCTTTACCTCCACCTTCCCTACTCTTTCGTCTGGTAAAGAAACCAAAATTCTTATGGCTAGTACCCCCAATGGCCTCAACCACTTCTGTAAATTTTGGGAAGATGCGCTCAGTAAGCGCAATGACTTTATTCCGTTGGAATATCCATGGGATAAGATTCCTGAACGCGATCTTGCCTGGTTTGAAGAACAGCGTCGAACCCTGGGTGAACAGAAGTTCCGGCAAGAAGTGCTCTGTGAATTCCTGGGATCATCTGATACCCTCATTTCAGGTGCCAAACTCTCTATGTTGGTGCGCCAAATCCAAGAACCGATTGTCTCCGAGGGTGGTTGGAATGTCTTTGAACATCCACAACAGGATCATGCCTATGTCATTTGTGTCGATCCTTCCCGCGGTCTCGATCAAGATGACAGTGCCTTCTGGGTCGTAGACATTTCACAAATTCCATATCGGGGAGTCGCACAATACCATAGTTCTTCTGTGGCCCCCATGGTCTTCCCGAACATGATCTATAATGCGGCGATCAAATACAATAAGGCCTTTGTCCTTATTGAAATCAACGACAATGGACAGCAGATCGTCGATATGCTCCATTATGACTTGGAATATGAGAACATTTTCAAATTAGAGTCTGCACAAAAGACTGGTGCCAAAATTGCCGCTGGACACAAGAAATCGATGCGCTTGGGATTGCGCATGACCGAATCCGTCAAACGGATCGGATGCCTGAACCTCAAGACACTGGTAGAAGCGGATAAACTCCTGATCAAAGATTTTGCCACGATCTCACAAATGAGTACCTTCACCCAGCAACTTCAGACATTCAAGGCCGAAGAAGGGAAGCATGACGACTTGGTGATGTGTCTAGTGATGTTCTCCTGGCTCACCACCCAAAAGTATTTCAGGGAAGCCCAGGGGGCAAGTCTGAATATCATGAAGGCCCTGGAAACTGAACAGACCCGTATGGTGGAGGATGATATTGTGCCTTTTGGTCTTATCGACAATGGGTTAGATGATCCTTTTGAGGTGTCCGATGGGGATTTGTGGGTACAAACACGAAATATGGACCCTCAAGAGCTGCAAGCAGCCCTCAAACGGTATGTTGAACGAGCCCATGGACTTTAGAAATCCGTGAATTCATAAATAACTCACTGAATGCATCTCATTTGACCAAGCAATCTGTTCAATCATCTTTGTAAGGAGTTCACCATGTCATTTCAACTCAGCCCAGGTGTGAATGTTAGCGAAATTGATCTCACCACAGTTGTTCCTACTGTTTCAACAAGCGTAGGCGCAACCGTTGGTCAATTTGTGTGGGGACCAGTCGAAACACGGTTTCTCTGTGATTCAGAAGTTAAGTTAGCTGACCGTTTCGGAAAGCCGAACTCTAATACCTTTTTGTCATTCTTTTCAGCAGCAAACTTCCTTGCCTACGGCAATCAATTGCGCGTGACTCGTGCTGCCAACAACAGCACCTTGAACGCCACGGCTAACGGTGCTGCGGCACTTCAAATCAAGAATGAAACTCTCTACGAAGCCAACTACTTCGCCGGTCAGGGTAACTTCGGTTCGTTCGCAGCCCGCTATCCTGGAGCACTCGGAAATAACTTGAAAGTATCCGTATGCGGCAGTGCGAATGTCTATTCCAGCAATGCGACTGCACAAGGCGGGGCCACGGCCAATGCAGCCAACATCGGAGATTTGACCGTTAATGTCACAGGTACGGCTAACACCTACGTGAAGCCTGGAGATTATGTTAAGTTGGGCACCAACCCATACCTACAAGTCTCTAGTTCCAACACTAGTGCATTCGTTTTGGCAGACGCACTCACGGTGGCAGTTACTTCCAACACCTCCATCCTTCGCAAATGGGAGTATGCTGATCAGTTCGATAGAGCGCCAGGCACGTCATCCTATGCGCTTGGAAAGAGCGGGGCAAACGATGAACTGCATGTCATCGTGGTGGATGAAGATGGTGGTATTTCAGGTGTTGCTGGGCAGGTGCTTGAGAAATACCCATTCCTTTCAAAAGGTAGCGATGTCAAGAAAGACGACGGTTCTTCCATCTACTATCCACAAGTGATCTTTAACAACTCCCGATTCGTCTACTGGGCGGACCACGACACGAACGGAACCAATTGGGGTAACACTGTAACAGGCACCACCTTCACAGATGTTACTCTCGCTGAACGATTGAGCCTGTCAGGTGGTACTGATGCTACGGTCACCGCAGGAGATTTCCAGAGCGGTTGGGATCTCTATGCCAATGGTGATGATGTTGATGTGTCCCTTCTTGTCACTGGGGAAGCCTCTAATGTGGTGTCCACCTATGTGATCAATAACGTTGCTGAAGTGCGGCGAGATTGTATGGCGTTTGTCAGTCCATCAAGCACGACCGTGGTCAACAACGTCGGCTCCGAAGCAGACAGTCTAGTAACCTTTCGCAACACCCTTCCATCATCCAGCTACGCGGTCTTGGACGGAAATTGGAAGTATCAGTACGATAAGTATAATGACACATATCGCTGGTTGCCACTCAACGGTGATATCGCGGGACTCTGTGTGCGCACGGATACCAACCGGGACCCATGGTTCTCCCCGGCGGGATTGGACCGCGGTCAAATTAAGAATGTGGTGCGATTGGCGTGGATACCAAGCAAAACTTATCGGGATACGCTCTATAAGAGCGAAATCAACCCGGTGGTTACCTTCCCAGGTGATGGTACGGTATTGTATGGAGACAAGACCTTGTTGAGCAGGCCTAGTGCGTTTGACCGAATCAATGTGCGACGTTTGTTCATCGTACTCGAAAAAGCCATTGCTCGTGCTGCAAAGTACAGCTTGTTTGAATTTAACGACGAATTCACTCGTGCAGGATTCCTTGCATTGGTCGAACCATTCTTGCGTGATGTGCAGGGTCGCCGGGGTATCTTTGATTACCGCGTGGTATGCGACGAAACCAACAACACTGCGCAAGTCATCGATAACAACCAATTTGTTGGCGACATCTACATCAAGCCAGCACGAAGCATCAACTTTATCCAGTTGAACTTTGTCGCCGTCCGATCAGGTGTCAGTTTCGATGAAGTGGTCGGAAAGTTCTAAGTGCCACTAAATAGTTGTAACTAAGGAGACAACCATCATGCCATTCAATGTCTACGAGTTTCGCTCACAACTCCAAGGTGACGGCGCACGTCCGAATCTCTTTGAAGTACAATTGACCTTCCCAACATTTATTAATCCAGGCGCCGCGGCTCGTAAATTGACCTTTATGGCAAAGACGGCCTCATTGCCTGGTTCGACCATCGGGCATGTTCCGGTGTTTTACTTTGGCCGCGAGTTCAAACTCGCTGGCAACCGCACCTTCCCTGAATGGACCCTCTCTATTCTGAATGACGAAGACTTTGCTATTCGCAACGCCTTCGAGAAGTGGATGAACGGGATCAATCGCCATGTTAGCAATATCCGTGATGCATGGGCCGGAAATTCCCTGGGCTACGCCACACAAGCCTCGGTCAAACAATACGGCAAAACTGGAGATGTACTCAAGCATTACACCTTTGAAGGAATATTCCCGGTGGATGTGAGCCAGATCGATCTCGATTGGGGTAGCAACGACACGATTGAAGAATACTCCGTTACCCTAGCGTATCAGTATTTCACCAGCGTGGCTAAAGATAACACTGTCATCGGCTAACAGTTCGGGGCGTCTCAAAGACGCCCCTTTTTTGTGAATATATAATGATATTCCAACACACAACAAAGGTGGAAGTATAATGGCGTGGACCCTCTTCGGATATTCATTAGGCAAGACGCCTGATGTCACAAAAATAGAGAACCCTTCCCAACAAACACTCACGATTCCCCAAGACAAAATCGATGATGGTGCCATAACAATCACTCAGGGCGCCTACTACGGTACGTATGTTGACTTAGAAGGTTCCGTTCGCAACGAACTTGAACTCATTACCCGCTATCGTGAAATGTCCCTCCATCCGGAATGCTCTGAGGCCATCGAAGAAATCATCACCGAAGCTGTGACCCAGGACGAAGATGGGGAAACGGTTACTCTCAATCTCGATAAACTCGATGTACCTGCGGTGATCAAGAAGAAAATGCAGGAGAGTTTCAAAAAGATCAAGTCATTGCTCTCTTTTCAAGACCTAGGCGAAGATTTATTCAAGCGGTGGTACATCGACGGTCGCCTATATTTCCAGGTGGTGATCAATAAAGAGCATCCGAAGGATGGGATACTTGAACTGCGCTACATCGACCCTCGTAAGATCCGCAAAGTCCGTGAAATCCTCAAGGATCGTGATCCGAAGACTGGTGTAGAGTATATCAAGGCTACTTCCGAATACTATATTTTCAATGACCGCGGATTGACTGCACAATCCCATACCGCCAGTGTGAACCAAGGCACCCGTATTGCAACGGATAGTATTGTGTTCGTTCCATCAGGCCTATTGGATGCCAAAAGCACCATGGTCATTGGTTGGCTACATAAGGCGATCAAGTCGCTGAATAACCTTCGCATGATCGAAGACGCGCTGGTCATCTATCGTCTATCCCGCGCCCCAGAACGCCGCATATTCTACATCGATGTCGGCACCCTTCCAAAATTGAAAGCCGAGCAATATCTTAAAGATGTTATGACGAAGTATCGTAACAAATTGGTCTATGATGCGAACACCGGAGAACTCCGTGATGAACGCAAGCATATGTCCATGTTGGAAGATATCTGGCTCCCGCGTCGTGAAGGATCAAAAGGCACCGAAATCAGCACTTTACCAGGCGGCGAAAACTTAGGTAAAATGGAGGATGCGGAGTATTTCCAGCGAAAATTATACAAATCCTTGAATGTCCCTATCGGGCGTCTTGATGCACAACAAGCGGGTGGAGGAATGGTTGGTCTGGGACGTGTTGCGGAAATTACCCGCGATGAAGTCAAGTTCAATAAATTCATCCATCGTATCCGTAACAAGTTCACCAAACTCTTTGATGAAGCCCTGAGGCAGGATCTTGTACTCACAGGGGTTTGCTCTCTGGACGAATGGAAGACCTTTCGTGAAAATATCTCCTATGAATTCAAGAATGATAACAACTTCGCAGAAATGCGCGATGCAGAATTGCTCCGAGAACGACTCACCCTCTTGCAGCAAATCCAACCGTTCATTGGTGTCTACTTCTCAAATACTTGGACCAAACGACATGTCTTGCAGCATGATGATGACCTCATTGAAGAGATGCAGGATGAAATCGAGGAAGAAACCAAACGTGGTGAACTTCCGTTGGCAATCCCAGGAATGGACCCTAATGCACAAGGTGGAATGCCTGGTGGAATGCCTGGTGGAGCGCCTGGGGGAATGCCTGGTGGAATGCCTGCCCCACCCCCAGAAGACAATACACAGGATTCAGTTGAGCAACCGACCGGCTCAATGACCCCAGGGTTAGACAGCAGTGTAGAACGAAGTTTGATCGGCAAGCGACGTTAGAAAATGCATAAATACAACTAACAAGAGGTTCATATGTCGAATAAAGACTATTCCCAGGGTACACTCAACGAAGAAACACATGCCTATAAGGTGTACCACAATAGAAAGCATATTGATACCATATTTTATGGTGCTCATGAAGATCCTGCCGAAGTCAAGCGTTCCTTGGTGAATCATGACGGCTACCATCCGGACATTAAAGTTGTGAAAGAACGTCGAAAGAAAGTAACACAAGGAGTCCCCATGAAAGAAGAACATGCCGCCATTGCTGATCTCATTACCCTCATTGCACAAGAGAATTTTTCAGATGCCACCCCTCTCACCAATGATTTGTTGAGCGCCAGAATTGCTGGTGCGTTAGATGGGGCCAAGCAATTGATTGCCCAGAACTTGTTTGTTCCAGGTGTGGATAGTTTGTCAGAAGAGATTGTACAAGAGGAACACGAATCGGTCGAAGACTTCCTCAAGCGTGGGGGAAAGATAAAGAAGGCGGCACCAGGGAAAGCCCACGGTGCTCAAAAGTCACAGAAAATTAAGGTTCCGTTCCGCATGGGGAAGAAGGCTGTCTAACCATGAAATCCATCAAAGGGTTCTCTCCAGAAGCCGTACGGGATCGGTCACTCCAAGTTCGTCGTGAACTGGATGCGGCCGCTCGGTCTAAACAAGCCAAGCGTACCCTGGATGCTGCGTCTGCACAGAAACAACAAACATCTTTGAAAGAATTCTCCGAGTTGCGTCAAGCATTAGGCGAGCATAATGAGATTACCCACGCCAACATGCCTCCAAACATTCTCGTCCTGAGGAGAAAGACTGTACGACAATTTCCAGGTGGGTTGATGGTCGCTCTCTACTACAATGACAAACTCCATCAGTATTTCAGCATTCCTTATGGGAGCCCACAAGACAGCGACGACCAAGTCATCACCCCCACGTCCTTAAAAGAAAGCGAAATGATTCATGAGCGTGTAGTATCAACGCCCCAATTGATTAAACTTTATCGTCAACATTTGAGCAATCCAAAAGATAAAGCGGCACATTCAGCGTATCGTAAAGCGTACAAACAACATGCTGCTCATCATGAGAAGTTGGCTGATAATATGAATCTTGCTAAGGGTTGGGAAAAGGTAGAAGAATCGTCTCAAGACGTATTGAATGAACTCTCCGGCGAGACCCTACGGGCTGTCTTGCGCGCCGGCAAGACCCTCCGTACATATAGAGATAAACGAGGGGAACAAGATGGAAAATCTAAATCTACACATTTTCTAGGTCTTGGAAAAGCGGGGAAGAAGTCAGTTTCCGAAGAATCTGAGCAACTCGATGAAATTTCTATCCCATTAGCCACCGCGGCGATGCGTGAACGTACTAAACGCGGGAAAGAAGCAATCAAGAAGGGTGATTATCGCAGTGCCACACAGCACCTCAAAAAGGCAACGAAAACCCTTGATCGTCGTTCAGAAAAATATAGGAGAGAAGATCGCGGTGAAGTAGTGCAAGAAGGCCGTCGTCGTGAGACCAGAGAAGAAGCTACAGCTCGATTTGAGCGGGAGCGAAAGGATTTCATAAAAAAAGATAAAGAGGAAAGACGAATCGCCGCTCTACCTAAAAAAATAAATCAAGCCCCTCTAAAAGAAGAAGAGTTGAGCGAAGATGCGATTAGCCACCTTCAAAGAGTCAAGGAGTTCCACACCAATCTACCATTAAAGCACAAAGATGGCACCCAGACGCAGGTGGACCCTACAACGGCTCATGCTTTATTAACTGTGCATCAGGCGTTGCACCCAGACAATCGGAAGAAATACGCTGATGCCCTGGAACACAGCAAATCCAAGTTTCACAAAATGCTTGATTTTGCCTGGAGCAATGTAAAATAACATGCGTGCTGTGGCATTGGTGGCCGAAGGGCGATTATCCGAAGCGAAGATAGAGATCACTAACGCACTTACCAAGTTGGTTGAAACGAGGCTTTCAAAGCTGCGCACCGCGATGGGATTGATTATGTTCGGGGAAGCGAACCGTATGCGTCAAGGACGTACCGTGCTGATCCGCCGGCGTATACGGAAAGGTAAGGTGCAACGCAACATTCGGAAATCCGCGGTCAAAGGGTTCACGTTACGGAAGGGGAAAATCACTAGAATCCCGGTGGCAAAACGGATTCGGGCGCGGATTGTGCAGAAAAGAGCGGCGAGAAAACGAAAGGCACACCTACAACAAAGTTTGAGAAAGCGTAAATTAAGTTTGAGGAAAAGAAAAGCATTAGGCATTCACTAAGGAGAAACCATGCCAGATTTTACTAACAGACTTCGCGGAAAAT